TGACTGTGCGTCTGTTTCTACCTTGGGCCATGAGGGTAAATTCTCGTCTTGGTGGAGGAACTCCACCGCGAGTCCCAGGTTAATAGGAGTTTTGTGTGCGGTCATCTTAGCACTCTGTTCGTCAAAAGTACCAATCTCGAATAACGCGTAGTCATGCGGGTACTTTCCAACCATATTGTCTGGGTTGTTCGCTGCGTCGGTAAAATCCCTTATTGCTAAACCCTTTGTTATTTTTGCGAAAGGGGGTGAATAAGTCTCAGCTTTTGTATCATATACCGTGAACATCAAGTTCATCTTCGTAGCTCCTTTTTAGCTGATTTGTCTGCGCTTTTTTAATAATTTCCTGTGCTGCGAGGCTGTCACGATCGTGAACTCGAGCTTCGTCTCTTCTCCGTTGGATGAGATTATCGTATGCGTCAGGGTCTCTCCTAGCGAGAAGCCTGTCGTAGTAACGGGGGACGGGATGCCGTTTACCATCGACGACGACAAAATCATGTGTGTGTGCGTCAGTTTTTCCATATCGTTCATACCAGGTCTGTCCTATTCCGGGCCTTCTCGACATAGTCGCGTATTCTTTCGAAATCATTATTTCGCCGGTCGAGTTGTCCACCATAGTGTTGTTGGAGTATTTCCTCGTAGCTATAGGCCCGCCTTGTTTTTTCATTATGTAACGCGCGCAGTACGCGGCACTTTTGTAAGACACGTTGCCAATAGACGTGAAACCGTACGGCCATAAACGTTCTAGTTTGTCCGATCGGTAATATTGATTGCCTTTTATTATTTTCCATTCTTTTTTGTCCTCGAATTCGAGTCCAAATATTAAGGCGTGATAGTGGGGTCTGTCTAGCTTTTTTCCGTATTCTCCTGCATGAAAAAAGCGTATCTTTTTAGGTTCATAGGCTTTCCTCAGCCTTTTCATAAATTTCTGGAAGTGGCTCAATTGCAATGAGCCATACTGAGGGAGGTGTTCGGGGGCGTACGTGAGGGTAAGGAAAGAGTTTTCCTTGTGCATCTGGGCCTCGTGCATACAACGAATGGCCCATTCCCTGGAGTAATCCAATCTGCACCCAAGGCATCCGCCACAGCGGATGGGTAGATCGTTACCGTTAGACTCTGACTTTTTCCACGTTATGCCCCCTCCTATCTTCGCGTAGGTTTTCTGGGGGTAGTAACAAGTCATTTTACATCCTGATACCGCCTCGGAGCACTTTCCAAGTGTTCGGCTTAGCTGTACGGTTCGCCCGGCTTTTAAACTGCCGGCGGCCTTTCTTTCGGTTCATCTTCTTCGGACGGCGCATCGTGAGGACTCCTGATGTCGATTTCTGTGTCTTGTGTACGTAAATGACAGCCAGGCATTAATGCCAGGCATAACGCGATTATAGCTGCCGCGTAGGGTCTTTTAGGTGGGGTGGTGTCAGTGGTGCATATGACGTCAAGTGAGTCATATGCACGTTCGCCTACATACTTACCGTAGTAGGCTCGAACCCCCATTAAATCCCCCAGTTTTGGGGGACATTTTAAGTAGCCTGAAAGGCTGTATTGCGGCCCTGTACGGGCCGCTGGGCTCGGCCGGGCTGCCGCCCGACCATCGCCGGTATGTTGCTCACTGAACACTGGTGTTCCGTTGCGCGTTATCAGGATCGGTGTCCACCGATGCCTGGTTATCCGCTGCCGCGGGAATCTGATCAGATTCTGTGGTGTTTTCATCGCTATCGCTCTGTTTTTGCGTTAGTTGGTCTGCAAGCCAAGCGAAAGCGTTATCTCCATATTCGCTGCGCTGTTTTGGATCAGTGTTGCTTTCGAAGGCTTCCTGGACCTCTATCGCTTTATTTATGGCTTCGTGGAAGTCCATTGAGGGGTTATCCACATATTTTGCCAGGCCTCTGGCCTGAGGAGTGGTTTCCCCTCTTGCATATCGATTAACGATATTTTTTATGTCGCACTCGTCCTTAAAGGACTGGTGCGTTTTTGATTCTCCGCCTATTTCGGAGATTACGCTTACGCGTTTTGAGTATGCGTCTCGAATATACGGACGCTTGTATATTTTTTTCTCGGTCATTTCCATGTCCCTTTCATTATTTGTTTCACTGCATTGCCCCCTGAACGGAGCAGCTGATTTGCAGTTGAAACGGCTGTTCCTACCGGGTTTGACATTTGCTGTA